TACAGATGAACTAAAGTTTACAGACGAGGAACTAAAAAGTTTGCAAGACTTATCAGATGGATATCAAGAAAAACAAACACTATTAGGTCAGTTGGCAGTACAGGACATTTTGTTAAAACAACAAAGTGATGCATTAGAAACACGTAAAACTGAAATTGAAACTGAATACGAAGGTATGCAGCAAAAAGAACGTGATATAGTTAAAACCCTAAATGAAAAATACGGGCCTGGTTCACTTGATCCAAAAACCGGAGTATTTACACCAAATCCAGTTGAAGAACCTACAAAATAATAATTTGTTGAAATAAAACATCTCAAATACTACATTTTGAGAAAGTTACATTATACTTATAAAGGAATAACTATATGTTATTCCAAAATTTATATAATGAAATAATAATCAATTGGGAGAAAAAGAATGGCCGAAAGAATAGTTTCGCCAGGTGTATTTACTCGTGAAACAGATTTATCATTTCTACCACAAGCTATTGGTGAAATTGGAGCCGCAATAATTGGCCCAACTGCTAAAGGCCCAGCCTTTACACCAACACAAATAACATCTTTTCAACAATTTGAAGAGATGTTTGGTGGAGTCGATGAGAGATTTTACACACCTTACACCGTAGAACAATATTTACAAAGTGCAGGAGTAGTAACGATAGTCAGAATACTTGGATTGGCTGGATACCAAGCAGATTCAATACAATTGGTTGTGATGGATGGTACAGTATCACATTCACTTGCAGTTCTTGCCCCATCTCGTGGTGGCAGTGGAATAGCAGATTTTTCAAGTACAACTGTTAATCAAACCGCAACAAAAACATGGGAAGAGTTTACATTAGATGTTATCGGTACTAATATGTCAGTTACTGAATCATATAATCTGTCATTTAAAACAAGTAGTGCAAATTTCATTACGGAAGTTATTAGTGATGATCCACAGAGTCAAAAATCAGGTAATTCTAATTCATCTGTATATGTCTACAAGGTATTTAAACATCAGGCTCATGCAATATTTGGTGGAGCTCCAACATCAGCATCATCAGCTCATGTTCGTCAAAATGGACTTGATTTTACTGGTGGGGCAACTTCTATAGATGCCTTGGGAAATGAACTTTCATATACTGGTAACGTTGCGTATAATACTGCAAGAACACCTTATATACAATCACAATTAGTTGGTGGTACTGCATATAATCTTTTCAGAATATATACTAGGTCACATGGTTCAGATATAAATACAGGTATTAAGGCCGCGATACTAAACATTAAAAGAGCTGATGACGTACCTGGTTCAGATTATGGTACATTTTCAATTCAAGCTAGAGTTTATAATCCAAATGGAACTAATGATGATACGATATTAGAACAATTTGATGCTTTAACATTTGATCCAAACTCACCTAATTACTTTGCAAAGAGAATTGGTGATAGGCATGTGGTAATTGATTCAAATGGAAAATTAACTTACTTTGGTGATTATCCTAATTTAAGTATGCACATCAGAGTTGGTGATTATACTAAAGTTGATAGTAATTTGACTCAGTTTCCAAAGACAGTTGTACCATTTGGACACGCTGCAGTTAATAATACAACTTTAGGAACTACAACAATCCCAGCTGTAATATTCAACAAGCAGCAAAAAAATACCAATGGTACATTTGATTCTTCTGTTTTATATGGATTTGATTTTGTAACATCACTTTCAAGCACAGGAAAAATAAGAGAACAAAATGAACAATTCCTTGGGCCAATTCCTTCAGGTGCTGGAACTGGAAACAATGTAACCATGTCTTTACATCAGATGACAGGTTCAAATGATGCATCAGAATTAGGCTCTAAGTATTCTGGTGGAACTGGTATTAGCGGAGATATAGTTCCATTATCACTTAGTGGTTCTGCAACTGCTCAGTTGAAATTTGCTGTTCCTTTTCAATTTGGTTTTGATGGTCGTAATCCAGCAACACCTTATCTTACTGGAACTGAAATTGTATCTACAAACTCACAAGGATTTGATTTATCATCAAATACAGCTAATGGTACTCTTGCTTATAAACGAGCAATCAATGCTGTTAGTAATCCTGATGAATTTGATATTAATTTATTGGTAACACCTGGTGTTATTCATAGATTACATTCAAGTGTAACAAATCATGCTATATCTAAAGTTGAAGCTCGAGCCGATGCATTATTCATTATGGATTCTGCAGCTTATACTGACTCGGTACAAACAGTAGTTGATACGGTTAATGCATTAGATACTAATTACGTAGCTACATATTATCCGTGGATTAAGATACCAAATAGCAGTACTGGTAAACCAGTATGGGTTCCGCCTTCAGTAGTATTACCTGGTGTAATATCATATACTGATAGAGTAGCTCACGAATGGTTTGCACCAGCAGGTTTAAATCGTGGTGGATTGACTTCGGTATTAGAAGCATCTACAAGATTAACCCACGCTGAAAGAGATGAATTGTATGAAGGTAGAGTTAACCCAATTGCTTCATTTCCTGGACAGGGAGTTGTTGTATTTGGACAAAAAACACTACAAGCAAGACCATCTGCATTAGATAGAATCAATGTTCGTAGATTGTTAATTACGGTACGTAAATTTATTGCAAGTGCTTCAAGGTACTTGGTATTTGAACAAAATACTCAAGCACTACGAAATCGTTTCTTAAATATTGTCAATCCATATCTTGAACAAGTTCAATCCAATAGTGGATTGAGTGCATTCAGAGTAGTTATGGATGAGTCTAACAATACACCTGATGTAGTAGATAGAAATCAATTGGTTGGTCAGATATTTGTACAACCTACAAGAACTGCAGAGTTCATTGTATTGGACTTCGTTGTTCAACCAACAGGAGCTACATTTCCTGAATAAGTTTAACTTATAACATAATGTATAATGAAAAGCCCCTTTAATTAGGGGTTTTTCTTTTTATAAATTATCAAAAATTTGTTTAGATGATATTTATTTATGAGTAGAAATAACTTACTTTTACAGGAGAATAAAGAATGGCTACACTAGACCCGTCAGAAATAATGTTCACACCTTTTGAACCTAAAACAAAAAATAGGTTCATCATGTACATTGAAGGTATCCCATCATATCTGATTAAAACTGCAAAAAGACCATCAATTGAATTTGAAGAGATAGTTTTAGATCATATTAACGTTAAACGATATATCAAGGGTAAAGGTGCATGGCAGCCTATTGATGTTACTTTATATGACCCAGTTGTTCCATCTGGAGCCCAAGCAGTAATGGAGTGGATTCGTTTATCACATGAATCAGTAACAGGTCGTGATGGTTATTCTGATTTTTACAAAAAAGATGTTACTTTCAATTTGTTAGGGCCAGTAGGTGATGTTGTTGAAGAATGGGTACTTAAAGGTGCTTATATACAATCAGCTGACTTTGGTGAACTAAACTATGCAGAAAGTGATCCTGCTGAAATATCACTAACATTGAAATACGATTACGCTATCCTACAATTTTAAGGAGTAAATATGAGTTTTTTAAGAGAAATGTTATCAAGTGATGCAAAAATTTCAAGTAAACGATTTGTTGGTTTTGCAGCTTTCTTTATGTTGATTTGTAGTTGGGGTGCAGACACCTTTTCTGCATTCGAAGTAAAAGATAAAATACTAGAGTGTTTTATGTACATATCCGTAGTAGGATTAGGAGTTACAGCAGCAGAGAAGTTTGGTAAAAAATAAAATAGTTTTATAACAAAACACGTTATATATATAAGTACACAACAGAAGGAGTCGTAAATGGCTGATTATAAATTTCCCACAGAGATGGTAGAATTACCATCTAAGGGTTATTTCTACATTGATGGTCACCCGTTATCTACGGGTAAGGTAGAAGTAAAGTACATGACCGCAAAAGAAGAGGATATCCTAACCTCACAGAATTTAATTCAACAAGGAACTGTAATTGATGCCTTATTACAAGCTTTAATTGTAGATACATCGATAAAAATTGGTGATTTACTAATAGGTGACAAGAATGCAATCATGGTAGCAGCTCGTATTCTTGGATACGGTAAGAACTATGAGTTTGAGTATGATGGGGTGGAACAAAAAACAGATTTATCCCTATTGGAACCAGTAGCTATTGATTTCGGTAAATTTCTAAAGGGTGAAAACAAATTTTCTTTTGATTTACCAAATTCTAAACGACCAGTAACATTTAAATTGTTAAGTGGTAATGATGAAAAACAAATAGATTTAGAAATAAAAGCTAGACAGAAAATATCAAAACAACAAAGTTCAGAGTTGACAACAAGATTAAAAGCAATGATATTATCAGTTGATGGTAATTCAGAAAAATCACATATAAATAATTTTGTAGAAAACGAATTTTTATCAGTTGATTCTTTAGCATTTAGAAAAAATTTAAAAAGTATAACACCAGATATTGATATGACTACGACAGTTGTTGATTCTAATGGAAAGGAGTTAACGGTGACGATTCCTATCACCGTACGATTTTTTTGGCCTGAGTCCTAAGTATAAATTACAATTGCATGAGGAAATATTTCAACTAATATTACACTCAAAGGGTGGATTTACCTTCGGTGAAGTCTACAACCTACCCATATATCTAAGAACATTTTACCTAAAACGCTTACAGACCTTTTACACAGACGAGGCCAAAGAGCTTAAAAAGGAAATGGATAAATATAAAAAGTAAATTTTTACATAACTGATATTTATTACTGAGTTATAACACTTAATATTATTCGGAGATTTAAATGGCTACGTATAAAAAAACTGATGAGATTGTAACAGAAAGTTTTATAGAAAAAATATTCACATCAGTAGGAAAAGGTTTACGTTCTGGTGCTTTAAAGACTTTAGCTAAAAAAGATCCTGAGATAGCTAAATCATTAAAAGATTTAGAAAAAACAAGAAAAGAAATAGATGATAGAATAAAAAATCTTCCGGCAGATGTAAGAAAAGCTGCAACATCTGGTAACTAT